CTCCCGCCAGGTCCACCAAATAGTGCAAATCCGAACCCACTATTTTTCGTAAAGCATTGCTTCGGATTTGTTTTAGATACACAAGACGCAGACTTTTAGTTTGCGTCTTTTTTCGGTGTCTTGTAAGTGCAAGCCAACTTGGAATCCTGTACTCCGGCTGTAGTTGGGTCAGTTACGATACCAAGGATAGACAATACAGCAAACAAAGCGTTAATGATTGCCGCAAGCTGTTCATTCAAGATGCCAAAATCCCATTCATAGCCAAACGGAGCGGCTACAACCTGTGCCAGTAACAGCACCGCCGGAATCAAAGTCAGCCAAAAATTCTTATTCTTAATTCTTACTTCCCAGTTAATCATAGTGTTTTCCTCCTTATTTTGGGTGTGCGAAGTAGTTAAAGTAGTTCAAATCTTGATTTTGCGGTAACTTTTGCTATATACACGCATTATAGAGAAAGTTTACGCAAAAACCGATTTTCGACTACTTTTACTACTTCTAAAACAATTTGTTTACTTCTTTCTGCACCGCTACAGGGTCATAACCAGCCTGTTTCAATCTCTGAGAGCGAATAGATTCATTGCCCCAAGTAGACCAACGAGGGTCTGAGCAAGTACCATTGTAAATCTCTTTTGCGATTTCAGCCGCAGATTTCTTTACAGTTGGATTGCCCTGTGAAGCGGCTGTGCCGGACTGAGTAGTAATGAAAGCGTCGAAACCAGCGTTTTTCAGCTTTTTCATTTGAGCTTCGGCGTTTGCTTTTACGCTATAAGCTCCGACCTGTACTTTATACAGACCTCCGGCAACTACCATGTATGTATCAAAGCCTTTTGATTTCAGCTTTGCTACCAATGCGTCAGCATTTGCTTTCTTCGAGAAAGCCCCTGTCTGCACCCTGTACAGCGTTTTTCCAGTAGAGGGTGTGGTTGTTCCACCTCCGCTTGAAGTGCCGCCTGTGAGCTGTTTAGTGACCTCAGAAGCAAGGTCTCCAAGTCTCGCATACAACCAGTTTCCCGGACAGCTCTTATTTGCAAACCAACGATGTACAGTAAGAACCATTTCATCAGCTTTTGGATTGTAATTGAGAGACTTGTTTTTATCTGCAAACCATAATAGCTTTTTCTTTCCATTACGCTTGCAAATATCCACGCACAGCTTAACAAGAGAAGCATACACCTTACTATTCATTGCGTAAGGTTCGCTCTTATCAGAAGCACATTCAATGGTAACTGCTCGCTGGTCGTTTGCATTGGAAGAAGAACACCACGAACGGTTTTTCTCCTCAACAATCAATGAAATGCGACCGTCTGTACCGATACCATAGTTACAGCTCGCTTCTCTGCCAGCCGGGAAACACCCAGCGATACTCTCACAAGACAACTGACCTACCACACAATGAGGTGTGATTCTGTCAATGCTGTGGGTTCTTTTCCCGGAATGATTCGGGCTAAGTTTTGTGTAAGACACTAAAGAACTGTTACTCATTTTCGATTCCTCCCTTTCGTTCATAAAAATGTGTTTTCATTGGAACATTTCTGATATACACGCTTTATGTTTTCAATCGCAAGAACCGCCTTGTTGTTTTTATACTCCGGGTGTTCATGGCAGTATGTTTCGTAGCGAGTAATATCCTCAAGAACTTGGTCGAAATGTTCCTTTGAATGTCTTAGGTCGTGCAAAATTTCATCATTGAACCTTAAAATTCTGTACCTACAAGTTGTTGCTTTATTTTCTTCAATCAATTTTGTAAGTTGATTTAGACGCTCAAGATTGTTTCGTTGAGCTGTCTCTATCGAAGAAATGGTAGCGGAGAACTCTTTCTGAATAGAAATACTTTGTTCATGCCATTTCGGATAGAGGGCGGCTTGTCCAATGACTTCCTGTAATTTCTGCTCTTTTTCTTCTTCCTGTTTGTATTTAGAAATCAAATGTTCTTTGACGATTACATATATTTTCCATAAAAATATCAGAGCAGTAATAACCAGCACGACCGAAGCCAGCGTTATATCGCCAAAGACTTGTAAAAATGCGTCCATTCACATTCCTCCCCATTCGTAATAATGAAATGGGGAGAGCTAAGACAGCCCAACTCTCCCCGACGAACTTACCCGATGATAAGTTCTTCAAGTTCGAGGTCAACAAGCAGTTCACGAACTTTAGGTTTGATAACCTCTGGAACGCTTGCATAATCTCTTTTACCCTTGATAATAAGAGCTACATAAATCATTGCCATAGTGTCTACCTCCTTTCTTGAAATAAATATCAGTAAGTTCCCAAATATTTTAAGGAACATTTTACTGCACCTCCAACAATTTAGAGACTTCCTCTCTAATGTGTGCCGGAACATCGTCGATAGTCTTGATACCCTTTTTGATAAGAGCTACATAAATTTTTACCATGTTAGATTGCACCTCCTGTAATCATCATTTCGTAAACTTCCGCAAGAGCAACCTGTACATCTGTCAAGCTGTTTGCGTTAGCCATGATTGCCGCAGTAATCTTTTCGGTAGATGTTCTTTCTCTGAAAGAAAGGTAAAAAGTACCGTCAGACCATTCCATTTGCTGTACGAAAATCATGTCCTTAAAAGTTTCTGTGGTTTCTCCGTCAGAGACAGTCATAGTAGAGAGATTGTCTCTGAACATAGTCTCGTCTACTCTTGTTTTGCTGACGAAATTATCTCCATTCTTACCAAGTCCTTTTAGACTTCTTCCGTCAGCGAGTGTGATTGTGTACTGCATAGTGTTACCTCCTTTAATTTGTTAAATAATGTATCCATATTGCTTCGTTGTAACCTACTCATTATCTTGTAATGATTTCTGAACCATGAGGTGTACCAGTCGGTAAAGTCTTTTTCAGTCATTTTAGGGGCAAGCTTCTTCATTTTCCTACGCATGGCGGTAAGCCGCTTCGGATTGATTTTCTGAATAACTCTGCCAGTATCAGTAAGTGAATACTGTACTTGAAGAAATCTCCAATGCTCTGAAAGTTTACATATTCTCGTTTTACGAGTGTTGACTGTAATACCGATTTCTTTCGCAATTTCTATAATGTCCTCAAGCAATTCTTGTAAAAATTCTTTGCTTTCATGTATTGCGTAACTATCGTCCATATACCCAGCGTAGAACTCTACACCCTTGACAATCTTTACATAGTTATCAATAGGTATTCGATATGATACACCAGCGGATTGAGCCACTTGGTCTCCGATGTTTAAGTGCTTTCTCATAAACTTTTCTCCCGTAAGGAAAGATTTGTTTATGAAATTGTAGTTAAGCGAATTAAACAATCTATCCATGCAAGTCTCATATTCTTCATCAGTCATATAGGAAACATCAACTTTTGACTGGTCGATTGCTTTTCTCAAAAGCCACAAAGTATGTTCATCATCGACATATTTTTCAAACAGTTTGATAAGAACATCGTGCCGGATATTGTCGTAATACTTTGAGAAATCTATGAGGAGAATATACCCCTCGTTAGATTTGTGTTTGAAATAGTAGCGTCTTAGATGTTTCAGAAGCCTTTTACGAGTAAAATCTATCCCTTTACCTTTGATACTTGCCCCATTGTCGTAAATCAGAAACCGCTCCAACGCCGGGTTTAGCACCTCGTCGCAAACAGCGTGTTTTACGATTCTGTCGTGAATTTGTTCGCCTGTAATGGGACGAACTTTACCACGCTCATGTAGAACAAATTTAGTTGTGGGAAGAAATTCGTATGTCATATTTTCGAGGTCTCTCTGTATCTTTGCCAGTTCCATGAGATAGTTCATTTCAAACTTCTGAGTTTGAGGTTTCCAATCGCTCCCTTGCTTGGCTCTTTTGTAGGATTCATAAAGCACATTTCCGTCAAATATCTCACGCTGATAACAGGAACAGTCGTAACCGCCTGTGTCGTGTTTAGTATTTACCATATCGGAAGGACAATCTCTCCTTTCTCTGTCTGTGAAACGCTCAATAGGCTACTCAATCACAGAATCGAAATCCGGGCGAACGCCATCAGAGTTAGAAGCGTGGCCGTAGTCCGCATTACCGTTGTTGTTGACATTGGCGAAATTGGAAGCGGAATCAGAGATTGCCCTCTTGAATTTATTGTCAGATTTTCTCCAACCTTTGAGAAGATTTATCTCTGTCTGTATCATTTCAGCAAAACGAAGATATTTGTTCACATCAACCGGGAGAGTTTCGATAGCATACTGCAATTCCTGTGTGAGCCTATAGCACAACCCGATAGCTTTATCTTGACAAAGCCGCCTTTCAATCAATTCCTCCATGTAGGTAGGATAAATGCTGTTTGCGAGAAAAACATTCTCGCCTATGGAGCGTAAGCAATCTACTATGACTTTTCGTTCGTCCTCAATAAACCATTCATCAAACGCTCGGTTCTTTTCCATAAGACGGTCATATCGGGATTTTTCTTCGGGAGTGAGCTCGGTATAACTTCTACCGCCGAACATTTTCGCCACTTTATTTTCAGCACGATTGTAGTCATATCCGAAGTCTCTAAGCAGTAAGTCCGTTACTTCTTTCCGCATTTTATAGAAGTGGTGGAACACTTCAAACTGCGACGCTTTTCGTTTTGATTTTAATACTGACATTTAATAAACCTCCGTTCATGCGACCCACAAGGGGTCGCAGATTTAAGATATACAGAAAGCCGGGCGAACGCCACCAGAGTGAGAAGCGTGGCCGGAGTCCGCATCACCGCAGCTGTAGACACGGGCGAAAGCGGAAGTGGTAACTACATCTCTCAGCCACCATGTAGCTCTGTTACAAATTCTGCTCGGTTCATGTGCGAACAATGGCAACTGTGATTTCTCAACTCGATAGTTTGACGAAACATTTGTACCGTCAGAAGTTGGACGGAAAATACCTCCACCGTAAACCATTTCTTCACACATAAGGTCTACTTCGCTGTCACACCATGCACCAGCGGACGGTCTACCATTCGCAGTAGCGTTCGTAAGATACACTCTATGGCTAAGCACATGACCGCTGAAAGCCGCTTTAATAGTGTTTTTAGCCTGTGTCAGACCCTCTTTATACATCTTTGAACCGACATATCCACCTGTAGTAATGTTTGTGTCGTTCATCACATGGTTATAAAGACAAGTATCGGGAACAAGTACGACATGATGTTTGGTCGTGCTTGTATCTCCACAATTCAAGTAGTAATCGAAAGCGGCAATACGATAGTTCACGCCACCGATTGTCCAATAATCTCCGATATACAAGTCGGTAAATTTACCACTTGAAATAGCGGCGTACTGTGCGGAAGTAACAGAACTTCCAAGGCTTTTTCCTCTGTAAATTGCATTGTGAGCACCAGCGTTTTCAAACAACAGCGGAGCCACCGTAGCTTCAACAGGCTCATTTATTTTCTTTTTCAAGTTGTCAAAAGTAATGGTTTTCAACCCTGTACCATCGTGAATAGGAATCAGATTATCACTACCGGGAGCGGTAATCTTCAACAGCTCGGGTACTTTCTTAGTTTCAATACTAATTGCACTCATTCTTTATTCCTCCTTATATTTCCAATCTGCGACGATTGCATTTCCTAAATCGTCTGTAAGTAAGATAGTTCCAGCCCCCTCAAGTGCGATAGGTGCTGTGAAATCATTGTGAATCGTCATATACTCAAGACCGCCTAAACGCTGGTCTACTTCGGTAATCTGATTCTGTAAACTTCCGGCTATGTCAGAAGAAAGCTGACCTTTAATGTCGGCAAACCAAGCGTCGAATAGAGCTTTCTGTTCACTTTCATAGGTACTCATTCTTTTCTCATACCCGGTCTCAATGTCTGTAAGAGATTTGTCTCCTTTTGCTTTCAGACCAGCAAGGTAAGTTTTGAGAGAATCATATTCGGCATTTGATAACGCCCTTACATTCTCTACAACATCACTTGCTTCTTTTCTGAATAGTGTTTTCTGTTCAAAAAAATAAGTCTGAAATTCTTCATACAGATTTGTACCATTTTCCAACATCGACATGATATGGTTCAATGCTCCATTCATGCGGTTAGCGTCTTTTGCACCGAAGAAAGACTTCTCTTTATTGGTGTAGACGGTCACATCTTGGAAAGATACCGTACCGTCCGGGTTATTGACTTCTGAATATTTTTTCAATCCGTCCCAAACAGCGTCCGTATAGTTAGTGGGTAACAAAGTCCAAGCCATTTATAACCCTCCTTTCATTCCAAAATTCCATTGAAACATTCTCCTCCCCTCGCTTTGATTAGTGAGCTTGTTGTAAAGGTCAAGAGTGGCACTTTCCAAACGATTAAGTTCTTTGAAGTCCATAATGTTTCCATTATCCGCATATACAGGTGTCGCACCGTATGACCTTTTCAAACTCTTACTGTTGATAGTGTTCAGATTTTCTTCCAGCTTATTGATTTCATCAGCATAGAAGAAATCTTTCGGAGTACGGTCACTTCCAAGGGAGTGAATCGTAAACTCGTCGTATATTTGCACAGCAAGCTCATGGAGATAGGCGAGGTTGTTTTTTATACGATTGAAGTCTGCGGCATTGAATTTATCTCCGACATACACACCGTCGATAAATTCGCCCCTCCAATTCGTTTTTGGTGTAGTCCACATCGTTTTAACCTCCTATTCTTCGAGCTGTTACTCTGCCCGAAAACGATTGCTTGAAATTGATAGTGTGACGGTAGATATTTACTTTCATATCTTTGTAGAACTCGTTCTCTTGATACACAATGTCAGTAGCGTCGATTTCCGGGTTTCCTCGAGTATCATATTCATACTCAATACCAGCGGTATAATAGTCAGCCAGCCATGCGGCAAGCTCGTCTGCCATTCCTATATCACTTATAAGAGGGTTAGACCATTTGATAGTTTTACCTCTCGCATGAAGTGTTTTCGTGGCGTAACGCTCAACGATTTTATACCGATAACCTTGCACCTCAAGTCTGAAAGAGCCTGTCACTTTATATCGTAGAGTTACATAATAGTTACCCCAGTCAATAACTTCCGCTCGTCCCTCTTGTTCATCGAGCTTTGCAAAATATCCGTAAGAGGGGTCTTGAATGTAGTAGGTCTCCACCTGTCCGGCAGTAACGGTAACATCTTCATTTACCAAGTTCTCCTCTCGAGGGTTCTCTTGATAGCTGTAGCAAGGTACGACAATTTCTTTTACAAGCTCCTGTTTGATTGCTTTCGGAGAAGAAGTCATATCTTTTCGTGTCATTGTGAAATCAGCAACATCACTCAGACTGAAATAATTCAGAACAATACGGTTATAAGGTTCTGCTGTCTTAGTAAACTCAACTTTCATAACATCGAAATCGTCAAAATCATGTATGACTACTGTTCTTTTTTCGATTTCTTCGCTGGTTACTTTTAGCTCACTCACGAAAGCACCTGTTTTATAAGTACGGATAATGAACTCTGCCGGGAGAGCCTGTCCGAAAACAAATTCCATACCGTAATAAGCTCGAATAGCGTCCATACTTATTGTCACGATAGGGTTCTGTGAGAATCTACCGTCAGCATTTGAAATTTGCTGTGAAACATATCCTGTATTTAGGGATTTTCCGTTTCTTGGTATAAAGAACATCGAACCGTCAACAGGTGTGTAATTCCCAGCCAGCGTAGCATATTCGATTTTTTCACTTTCATTTAATACATTCGCTGACTTAGAGAATGTAGTTTCGCCATTCGTTGTAACTGTGGCTTCCGGCATGAAGCTCGATTTAATCTGAATATCCCCAAATCGTGATTGAGAAAGTGTACAACGACAGGCGTTTGCAATAATCTGCAATGCTTCTTTGTGTTTAACCCTTGGGATAGGGTTATGTGTGTAGAGCTTTTTCAATCTCGGGTCAATGTAGTATTTCTTCACGCCAGCGTCAGCAAGAATTTCTTCTGCCAGCGAGTAATAACTTTTACCTTTTAAACTATAAAGCCCTTTGTTATATTCGGAATCCATGTTTCGGAAAATATCTTGACATCGGATAATGGCGGTATTATCGTCACTTTCCCATTCGGAACAAAGTAAATGATTTCCTTGAATCCATTCGATTTCGTCTGAATCGGGAAGTTGATAGCCATACATAATGTCCATTTCCTGTCCAGTCTCAAGATAGTTAATTGCCGATTTCGGATTGTCCACATTAAAGTAATGGTCGTAGTTTTTAAGAGTTACAGAGAAATCAATCTGCGGCACATCAGCTCCGATAGGGGAAACATAGCTGTCCAATGAAGAACCCATTACAGAATCGTTGTAATACACAAGTCCATATCCAAAGAGGATAGAGTATATTCGCAATCTACTTTGAGGGTTTTTCATTCTGTAAAATTTCAACTTAATGTAAGTTGTATTTTCAATCGTTTCTTCTGTACTCCATTTTTCTTTATCGTTTCCTCGAAACTCTATAGTTTGTCCTGTGCTTCCGATTACATCGAAATCAACAGGATAATTTTCTCCGAAATTGATTGTAAGACCCTTGAAGTCAATCGCTATTGTATTCAGATTGATTACCACCTCAACAACAGCTTGTGTCAGTAATTTCTCACTTACAATCCCGGTATCATAATAGGATTTCCCCTGTGCCGGACGAGGTAAGAAAAACATCGAACCGTCAACACGAGTGAAATTTTCTTCCAGCGTGGCATAAATCGTATCGTCAGTATGTTCTCCGAAAATATTATCTTTGTTTGAATAGTAGGAGAACGCACCGTCAGCAATTTTCGCTTTCGCTTGTGCTTCTTGATTGACAAGCCCGAAAGAGAGCATGATATACGCTCTCTCTCGGAGAGAGGATTTCATACTTGCTTTATATTCTTTTGAAACTTTCTGCATAGAATCAATCCTCCTTACTCGCCAGTATCAATGAGATTTACTTTGCAATTCCTGTAATGTGTTGGAGTACCGTTTTTAGTAACCCAGTAGGGTTCTCCTCTACGGTCTCCACAGTACATTTTGATGGTTTTTCTACTGTTGGTTACAGGGTCGTTAAAGGTCACATAGACGAAGAAATTCTTTAGAGCAGATAAGATTCTTTCCCATTGCTCCGCAGTCAACCACGCCCACTCAAGACCGTCAATCTTGTATTGGTCTCGTCCGACCTTTTGTCCAACTACAGCACCGTTAGCGTCTCGCCCGGAATCAACAACTGTAGTTACGACCACGCTCACACCTCTTTTACAAGGTGGTAGCTCATAACCATTTATCTCTAAATATGCCATTCGCTACCACCTCCTTATCCTGTAAAACTGTAACCATTGGCATTTTTCTGACGTTCCACCGTATCGGTAATGGTACGATTACCAACCTGTACGATAGTCTGTTCGCTCTTATCAGCCTGTCTCTTGGTATCAGAAGCAATTTCTTTCAATGTAGGTTCTACATACTCATGGTAGAAATCTCTCATTGTACGAGACCAGTCATTGTCAGAGCTGTTGTTATAACCTCTCTGAGAATCTTCGTAAACCATGTGAGAAAGGTTGTTACCCGGGTCATATCCACCGACAGTAGCAAGGTTGGCGTTTATCATATCCGTACTCACAAGAATACTTCTGATAATTCCGTTCGCACATACGCTCATTTGACCTGTCATGTTACGCCAGTAGCCAGTAAACTGAGCCATACCAGCAACAATCGAGTGTTTCATAACCTGTGCCAACTGGAAGCGATTTAGAACTTCTGTAGTACCATTCACATGACCTACAAGCTCTGCACCGTCCTCGCCAGCTACAAACATAGAACCATGAGCACCAGCACTCGGAGTACCCTTGGCGTATTTTGGGATAGAACTCCACCAACCACGCCCCATGCTGTCAATCGTACCGCCGCTGGAAAAGAGTTTTACTCCTCCGTTAGCACCTACGATACCGCCGCTACTTAACCCAAAGAACTTTTTAATAGATGACCAACCGTCCTTGAACAGAGAGACACCTACAGAAACTTTGTTTCCAATCCAAGAAGAAAGAGAACTCCACCCGGATTTGAAAAGTGAAATACCAACGGAAACCACATGACTACCAATCCAGTTCTTTATGCTCGACCAGCCGGATTTAATCAGCGAAATACCTTGACTGATAACAGGTATATAACCAATCCACCCCTTGACTGTAGACCAGCCGGATTTCAGTAGTTTAATTCCCTGTGACAGTATTGGAATGTTACCAATCCAGCCCTTAACGGTAGACCAACCACTCTTAATAAGCTGAATAGCCTGTGACAATGTAGGGATATTTCCAATCCAATTCTTTACTGTAGTCCAACCTCTCTTTATGAGGTCGATACCTTGAGAAAGAGTAGGGATATTACCTATCCAGTTTTTCACAGTAGTCCAGCCCGATTTAATCAAGTTGATACCTTGGGAGATAATTGGTATGTTACCGACCCAGTTTTTAACGGTTGTCCACCCGGATTTCAATAAGGAAATCATTTGAGGTAAAGTAGGAATGTTGCCAATCCAATCCTTTACCGTTGTCCACCCGGACTTAGCAAGACTTACAGCCTGTGATACCCCCGGGATTTTTCCAATCCAATCTTTGACAGTAGACCAGCCGGATTTTAGCAGTCCGACACCTTGTTGTACGATAGGTATATTTCCGACCCATTCCTTAACGGAAGTCCAGCCTTTTTTCAAAAGCCCTACAGTTTGAGATACGGTAGGAATGTTACCAATCCAGCCCTTAACGGTTTGCCAACCCTTTTTCGCAAGTTCTACACCTGTTTCGAGAGTGATACCGTCTTTTGTTTCCTCCTCCCACCAGTTTTTTGCTTTAGTCCACCACTCAGAAGCGGTGTTTTTTAGTTCAATCGCCATTTCCCCAACAGGGCTTTTTTCAATGGCTTTAGTCAGAGGAGAGGTAATATTTTTGCTTACCCAGCTCTTAGCGTTTGAGAATTTTTCAGATAAACCCTCTTTGAATTTATTTCCCCATTCGCCAGCCGCTTCTTTGATATTATCAAGAGCGTTCTTACCGTCAGCTCCTTTAGTGAAAAACTCTTTACAGTTACCAGCCCAAGTCTGAATAGTTTCTTTTGCTCCCTCGAGCTTTTCGCCTACCCAGTTTTTGAACTCCCCGAACTTATTAGCAACACTTTTCAAAGCACCGCCAACTTTATTCGTTATTGTGTCCCAGTTAATTGCTACAGCAGTTCCAAGAGAAGCCGCACCAGCAAGAATAAGACCAATACCAAGAGGAATCCCGACACCAGTACAAACAAGGATAAGACCGATAGCAAGGGAAGCCGCACCAGCAATAGCAAGTATCTTTGTGGTAACACCTTTTAATTTGTTTACCAAGCTATCCCAGTTAAGAGCAACCGCAGTACCGATTGAAGCCGCACCAGCCAACATTAAGCCAACACCCAACGCTGTTCCAGCACCAGTAAAGGCGAGAATCGCACCGATAGCAAGTGCCGCCGCTCCTACGATAAGCAAGATGTTTGTTACGGTTTTTCTAACCTCATTTGTCATAGAGTTCCAATTCAAACCTACTGTAGCCGCCAATCCAACAGCACCAACCGCCAGCATACCAATACCAAGACCAGTAGCAACACCTGTTAATGCAAGAATCGCACCGATACCAAGTAAAGCACCGCTGACAATCGCAGTAAGGCTTGTGATTGAACTTGAAAGGTCTCCTGTCAGAGAATCCCAGTTAAGGGCAACCGCAGATACAAGAGACACAGCACCAGCGGCAATCATACCCACACCGAGCGGAATATTTACCCCTGTGAAAGCCAGTATTGCACCAAAGGTCAACAAAGCACCTCCGACAATGCCCTCAAGTAAGCCGATTGTATTTTTCAGCGGTTTAGACATAGCGTCCCAGTTCAAGCCGACAGTAGTTGCTAATCCAACAGCACCAGCCGCCATAAGAGCGATACCAAGTGGTACGGAAACTCCTGTAAAGGCGAACAATGCACCCATAGCCAGCAAGCCACCACTCACGATACCTGTAAGAATTGACAATGTGTTCGACATATCTCCGTTAAGGAACTTCCAGTTAATCGCCGCCGCAGTAGCAAGCGAAGTAGCACCAGCCACCATAAGACCAGCACCAAGAGGTACATTTACTCCCGAAAATGCAAGGAACGCACCAATGGCTAACAAGAATCCTCCTAAAACGGAAGTTACCGTTGTGAGTACCTTTGCTAACCTTTCCGACATAGCGTCCCAGTTTGCAATTACAACAGAAGCCAAGCCGACAGCACCAGCCGCCATTAAGCCTAAGCCGAGAGGAATGTTTGCACCTGTGACAACAAGAATTGTACCGATAGCCAACATAAACCCACTACAGATTGCTGTAATTTCATTCAGAGCGTCAGTAATCATTTTTACAATTTCATCGACCTTAGAATTTACAAGGTCTCCAATGAAATCGTATTCCGGCAGTTCAAAACCTAAGTCACTACCACCGATACCGCCAGCACCTCCACCAGCACCGCCGCCACTTCCAAGACTGGAACTATCGTTAGGAGAAATGATGTTTAACTCGTCGATACCCAGTAGGGCATTTTTAAGTTTCTTCGCACCTTTCGCCGCATTACCAAGACCCTTTCCAGCGTCCCCGGCGTTGTCAGCCAAATCCCTAACTGCACTCGCACCAGCACTTACACCGCTGTAATCAATTTCCGGCAATTTGAAACCGAAGAAACTTGCGATTGTATTTGCCAGTATTCTGATTACTTTAGCAAGAGCGATAGCATAAGGAAGTACCGCATTAAGAATCGGGATAAAGATATTACCTAAAGCTCGTGCCGCCTGTACAACCTGTGACTGTAAAATACGAAGCTGGTTCGCCGGAGCGTTCAATGTACGAGCCATATCGCCTTGAGCAGTTGTTACCTGTGTCATAATGGCATAGTAACGAAGCTGTGCTTTTTCAGCCTGTGTCATATCGGTAATGTTTCTTTCGATACCAAGATTCCATGCTTCTTGCTGTAACCTTGCCTGTGACAAGTCATAACCAAGTCTACGAAGCGGTTCAAGCTCGCCGGAGATACCCGATTCGAGTTTCTGCATAGCGTCAGCAAAGGAAATATTGAAGAACGAAGAAAGGTCATAACCAAGCTGTGTGAGGTTCTTACTCATTATGTAAGCCCTGTCACTTGCCACCCCGAATCCCTCGGTAATCGTCATAAAGATACCTTGGTTTCTCATAAACTCGCCGGGGTCAATACCCATAAGTTCTCCAACTTGTTCGGCGTAGCGTCGAGCTTCTTCTGTATATTTACCCATTGAAGCATTGAACAAGTTCAAGTTTTCGATATAACTGTTCGATTCAGTTATCCACGAAGCGATAACTCTCGCACCTGTTCTTACAGCTTGTATAGCCATTGTGAACTTCGCCCACAGATTTACATAGCTCGTAGCGGCTCTGTTGTTTGCCGCCGGAAGTGCGTTTGTGGCAGTAACAACTCGTCGGATATTTGTCGGTAAACGACCGAAAGCGTTCGATACCGTATTGAGCTGATTTGCAAGCGGAGCAAGTGAGTTTGATAACTGCTGTAATTGACTTGTAAGTGTAGCCCAGTTTATACCGTTGAGCGTTTGTGCCAACTGTGGTAATTTTTGTAACTGTGTAATGGCAGACTTCAACCCGGAAGCCTTACCAATATTGTTGAGCGGTTGCAATGCCGCAGAGAGCTTACCAAGACCCGAAAGGTCAGCGGAGTTCAAAGCAGAAGCGGCACTACTGATATTTTTAAGCTGGTTTCCGATAGACGAAGAAAGTTTGATATTTCCAAGTCCTTTCAGTTTAGACAAACTGTCAGCCAGCCTATTTATCTTGTCCGCAGAAGAACCGTCAACCGATTTAAGGGCGGTATCGAGATTGCGTACTTGATTTGCTACGCTGTTTAACCCAACACCACCCTTGACTGCATTTTTCAATCTTGACAAAGAAGCGGAAAGAGCGTCTATACCACCGACAGCCGAGGTTGCGTTTTGCTGTACTTGCAATTCGAGACTTTCGATTGTTGTAGGCATATTTACTCACTTCCTTTCTTAAATCGTTCATTGTTTGAAACCATATAGGCTTGCATATATCGCATACCTTTTTGTGATTTTGCTTTTTCCTTTTTACGATTTGCGTCCTCAACCGTTTTCTTATTGATAGGGTACGCTTCCTCGACATAAGGTTGAGCTTTTGTTCCTTTTTTGGCGAAAGCGTGTAGGATAGGAGAAACACGAGCCATTGCGTCATAGAAATACATACCTTGAAGCCATGCTTCTTGATTGAATCTTTCTTTTCTCAGTTCTTCCGCTTCCCGGTAATATTTAACGAGAGTGGAATCTCTATCCCAGTATTGCTCCTCCGTCATTCCTATTGATAAGTAATAGGGGAACTTTTTATAAAAAATCTCCGTATAAGGAAAAGGGGAAGCGAAGCGATTATTACGATCGCTCCCCTCGTCAGCGGAATTATCATTAGGTAACGAGTTACTTACCAGCTCGCTACCCAGTCCACGTTTCCCTCAGATTCTTCGGGTTCTTCCACAAGAGCCATAATCGGTTCATTGTACATTTCTGCCAGCTTACCGATAAGCTCCTCCTTATTTGTCATACGGTTAAAAATTGCATTGATAGTTTCCTTTTTCTCAAATCTGTGGTGTGCAAGAAACGCACCCTCAAACAGAGCCGGAAGTGTAGACATAGGCTTATTCTCAACTTCTGCGGCGATAAAGCCCTTTTTCTCCATTTCTGTTACGGTTCTACGAGTAAACTCAAGAACATAATCCTTTTCGTTATAAGTAAACTTCAACTGCTTTGCCATAATAATTTTCCTCCTAAGATTTTATGAATACCGCCTTTAACGGTCAGTCCTCCTCGAAGATACCGGGTTGATTTCCACTTCGATACTTCTTACTACTCCTCAACTATAGTGATAGGAGTAGACGGAGCGATAGAAATTTTCATATCTACAACTTCGTTTACACCTCCACCGACAGGGTAAACGGAAAGCTGTCCTTTGAATTTGAACTTACCGTCTGTACCTGTAGGTGTAACAGTATCACCGGATTCAGTACCTCCGAACCAAACTGCAAAATGCTTTTCAGTACCTTTCATACCTTTCAGCTTCTTGTAATCTTGAAGAGTGTAGTTCGATGTGAACTCAAGTGCGTCCAAAGACTGAATACCCGGAATATAAGTCTGCATACCGTCAGAAAGAGTGGTTGTCTCCAACATTTCCGGCGTACCACCTAAGTCCGGGAAGTCCTTAATATCAATTACCTTTGTCCATGTAGTATTCCCATCTGTACTTTCCATAAGGAAAACCTTGTATGTGCTAATAGCCATGATTTTTACCTCCTGTATATAACTTTGTTTTTAGATACAATAGCTCGATAGCGAGCAACCATGCGATAAACCGTAGCGTCCTCCTCATTCGGAACAGGGTTCATCATTATTCGTGTAAATCCGAGCTTCTGCATTTGCTCGTCAATAATTGCGATAATCGCCTTACATTCTGCTTTTTTACCGACTTTTTTGTTGGAATACACATTTGCTTCGTATAGAAGCTGTGCATGGTTTTCGATACATTCTGTTGAGCGAGTATTTCTGTAAATTTGATTGTCTGCTTCAACAAGAGACGCACAAGGGAATGACGGTGGAATTTTTACATATTCGCCAGTCATATAGATTGAAGAATACTTCTCACGCACCTTTTTTGATACGGTATCAAATACTTCTGATTCAATATCAATCATGCGAACACCTCCCTTGCTATCTCTGAAATTTCATTACAAACGGTAGTGACAGCTCGAGCCATTGGCATAACCGCCGGAGTACCATGAGTGAGCTTCAATGTACCCTCCTCGTAATAACCCCAAGTTTCTTTTTTACCGTTGCCCTTACCAAATCCACCGATTGTCATACCCAACTCTACACCATGAGGGTGTGGGGACGAACCGGGCGAGCCATTATGATAGACACCAGCTCCAAACTCAATCCATACAGCGTCCTGTCCGTCGGCAATAACTACGGTCATATCTCCTCGATTGTCTACCGTAACTCTAACCTGTGCGAACTTTTGTCCTCCTCGAACCAAATCGTCAACAACTGCACCGTTGAATCCGCTTTGAGCTTCTACACATAATCGTTCAGCAACTCTTTCTCGGAGGAGTTCTGTCTTTTTCAGAATGTCTTGTTTGTAATCAGCGAGTTCTTTCATAGCTCTGTCAATGTCTTGTACCGATAAACCAAAAGAAATAACTCGTTTACCCATTACGACACCTCTACTTTTGTGATTGCAATAGAAACGCTGTTCAAGCTCTTGGCAACTTTCTTCACAATATAATCGTGAGGTGTAAGAACATTTCCGTCCTTATCTGTTACTAAAGCTCCTGTTTCATCAATCTTGGGTTCTTTATCAACCCAAAGTATCGTATATTCGTCAATCGGAGGAGCGGTATTATCCATGACAATGACCTTGTCGTAAGATTCACTTTCTCCAAATTGGCGAGTGGTAGTTTCTCCTTTAGCGGCAGAGATATTAGCAAAATACTCTACCGGGTTATCGTGAATAACATTGTATTCCCCTGTATCATTTCCGTACTCGTCCTTGACAGCTTCTTTTCCTACAAACATTGCGTAATAGAATCTGCTTTTATTCCTCAACATTGCTCTCATTTGATTACCCCCACATTCGGAGTAATTGACCTCAACATTGATTTAGGAATGTCTGCATTTTCATACGAACGAGAAATACCATTTTCTGAGTGAGAAGTTTGTCCCTCTGCACCTCGCTTATTAAGCATATAAATGGCAATTTCGAGCTGTAAGTGTTCATATTGAACTGGAACTTCTGTCACATCGGGGTTATACGGATATGCTTTTGCGATAATTTTTCTACCAGCAAGCATGAGATAGGTGGATAACACTTCGTCTGTGTCAGAGCCACCGACCATTGCTTTGAGAGCGGTAAGTTTTTCACTCTCTGTCATGTTAGCCACCTCCTGTAATCACTTAGCCGATTTCGTAGAATCCCTCAGTCTTAGGGTTAGTCTTAGGCGTACCTACTACATAACCGTTGTTGAAAGGTTTGTAGTAAACCTTTTGAGACTGCTTAGTTTCATCGGTAGTAGGTTCAGCCGCACCTTTCACAATCTTAACCGCCTTAGTCTGGTCGGTAAGAGCCGCAAGATAATACTTACGAGAAATAATTGTGTTCTTTCTGATATTTGCGTCAGAAGAATCACGAGGGGGCTGTTCGACTTCTACACCCTTTTTGTTGAAAAGAGTAACCGCTTCACGAGTAGCAATAACGATTTCTCCCTTGTTTGCGTCTTTCTTGGTATAAAGGTTTACACCAGCAACCGTACCAACATAGCCGCTTACCGCAAACTTCTCGACATACTGTAAAGTATCTTTAAGACCCTTACGAATATCTGCCATATCAGCCGCAGAAACAAAAGCAAAAATAGAAACGCCCTCTAAGTTCTCAAGATTCAAAACAGACTGTGCGTCTGCGAAGCCCTCGAAGCCGAAGCTCGTAACAGGAACAACCTGTGTTGCCTTGTTAAACTCTGCGAAAATGTCAGCATTTACCGTATTGAACATATCCGTACCCATGTGGCGTACACCAACAGGAACAAGCATAGGGTCAGTCATTTCCTGTTCGTCGAAGTATTCAAATCGGTTCTGAGCTAACAGAATCTTGTACTCCTCCGGTGTGTAAGTAACTTCAATGGACTTAGTGTTACCCTTACCCATTTCAAGCTTCTCCGTACCGTCAGTAGCCTTATAAACATTGATTTTTCTAACCATTCCAGCAGTACCCACAAGAGAGTTATCAACAGTACAGAACTGCTGTAAATTCAAATGGGAATTATACTGGTCCTCTACCTCATTAGAGAGATAAAAGTTATCATAAATTTTGTGTGCCATTATTCTTTACCTCCGTATAATTCTTTGTACTCGTCCGGGTGTTCAACAGAGAATTTGTAGCGTTCTTCTGCGGACATACCTCGGAATTTTTCAAGTGTCATAGTTTTACCGTCTCCGTCGGGAGTTGGCTTCGGTGTTTTCTTGAGGGCTTCCGCACGAACTTTCTTCTCAAAAGCGTCAAGATGTTTCTTCTGATTTGCGAAAACCTTATCCATTTCGCCACTTGCCATAGCTTCGGCGGTTTCCTCTGCCAGCTTTTCGTCATAACCCATACCGAGCAACTTCGCTTTATGCTTAGAAACTTCGCTCTCGTGAAGAAGTTTGTTATACTTGTTTTCAAGCTCCTCACGCTCCTCCTGTTCCTTGATTTTCTTCTGCTCGTCCTCAGTAAGTTTTTCAGTTAATTCCTTTTTCTTAGCCGCCAGTTCAGAAGCAGTCTTATCGAAAACCTCTTTCTTGACATATCCGCTCATGTCCGGGTCTTCGGTCTCATACGCTTCGAGAGCTTTAATTTTTTCCTCGGGGGTCATTTTGTCGTAACCCTCGATTTTGGTTACATCAACCTTTGCCATGTTTTAGTCCTCCTTGTCTTTTTAATTCTTCTGTGAATGTGTTTGCGATTTAAGGCTTCTCTGCCTGTCTGCGTTTTAAGGCGTTCTCTCGCCATATTTGAAGCGGAAAACCGCTTAAACATCGTCGTTATCTGCCGGAGGGTCGGTGTTCTCTCCAGCAGACTTATTCAACTTTTTCTGTTCGGCAAGCTGTTTCGCTTGCTGTTCCTCGTAATACTTCATACTCATGGTGTAAGCACTCTCTGAATCAGAGAACATACCCGAGTGCTGGAAAGCAAGTTGAGGGTGTATCTTCGGTTCTTGAAGCATAGAGATAAGAACCTGTGACTTACTTTGAATAGCTTCGTAATTCCTACGAGTGAACTTCATATCAATGTCTTTAAGGAAAAGAGTTAAACCTCCAATATCCCGGCAGATACGAAGTACCAGTTTTAACATTTTCTTCTCGGAACGCTTGAATACATTTTCGCTATCCTTTGCCCTTGCTTCTGCGTCAGACCAACCGTCACGAAGAAGTACAGCAGAACCAGTATCGGAAGTAGAAGAACCTCCGTTACGATTCGGCATACCGCAAATTGTCAAAACTGCATTGTAAATATCTTCTTTGAGTGTCTGAGATTGTGTTTGATTAAGCTCTTTCACAATCAAATCCACATCAATATTTCCTCCGTTGTCGTTCGGGGGAACAAGAATCGCACCCATTTCCTTGAACAGCTCGAATTTTTCCTTGTCGATATTGCACCCGATAAATTTCCAAAACGCCTGTATGAACTGTTCAATACCGTCCATACGGTTACTTTCCACATTGTTGATTGCGTCCAGCAAAGGAAGAACAATCTCAAACGCTCCGAGCCTTGCATTGTTCGCTGGATATTCAAAAATAGGAATCATATCGAGAGCATGAGGTGTTGATTCAACCAATAAATCTCCGTCGATAAGGTAATAGCGATTTTCGGTATAAACTGAATAGTGAGTGACTTCGTTCTCGTCCACGCTGTACTTAACTGCCATTAAAGGCTTGTTACCAATTTCATTTGAATAGACAACAAAGGTGTCTCTCGGGTCGAGAGTGTAAAGCTCGAAAGGAGCTTCGTCCTCCTCGTTCGGTTCATCGGGAAGCACAAGACGGAAAGCTGTTCCACAAATCATCTGCCATTCGACAAGTTCTTGGTCTTGGCTTGCTTTGTCCTCCGCAAACATCATTTCGTTTAAGGCGTTAATCTGCTTTACGATTTCCTCGCCACCATTTCGACTTACATACTGAATCGGTTCTCCGCAAAGATAACCAACCTTGAACGAAACAATTTCATTCGCCCTGTTTTCTACAATCTTGTTACAGATTTCGGGTCTCACATCTTTCACACGATGTCGGATAGGTTGTTCGCCACGATAATATTTCCACAGGTAGTCAATTTCGCTACGGTTGAGATTGTGAGTTTCCATAGCTCTGAAAAGAACTTCAACCACATTCTTATCAGTAACTTCTTTCACGCTCGATTTAATCATTCGCCTACCGTTCATAAATCGGGTTTCGCTCATAGCTTTCGTTTCATCAACTACATTCGCCACGATAATTCCTCCTTTCCGACAAAAATAAAAATGGGTGCATGACTGTTCGAGAACTCAATCTCGTGCAATCATGCACCCATAAAAATACATATACTCATTTTTACCACCTTATCATAACACTATATATTGCGATTGTCAATAAGTTATCCACTATATATTGTGCATAACTGCAAAAAATGTGGAAAACTAATCTGATTACTGTTACCAAGGTCTCTGAAAAACTTCTATTTTACTGCTTGTGAGACTTTGAGCGTATTCTGCCAGCATTGCCATACCGTCGGGAACATCATCGTGTTTGTTTTTTCCGGCAACGGTGTAGGAACAAAGCATTTCCATCATTTTTCCGTAATCAGACTTTTTCTTGTAAAGCGAAGCGTCTTTGAACAGGCAATGTTCTTTGACCCAAGCACTATTGACAATGATTTTGGTTTCTTTGTTGGCGGTAGTGAACTTGGTAGTAATATGAGTAATGCCGCCTTTTTTCTTAACTTCCTCCTGTATCTTTTCGGCAACTCTACGCCCGGCAGAGTTACTTTCAAAACGACACATTTTAACCTTGTCTCTCAGAAGAATTTCTACAAGCCTTGCGTCAACGATATTCGGTAGACCATTATCACACACGCAATCGTCAATGTAATAATCTTGACCGAAAACATACGCAACAGGGAGGAAAGCGTAGTCAGCACCTTTGTCTTTCGTATCGCAAATTCCTATAATACCGTCCGGCTCGTCTCCGGGAAGCTCAAAATAGCGGCGAAGTTCGTCCTCTGCATAAACAAGACCCTCACGCTCAATCGGTTCGTTCATGTACAAAGCTCGCCAGCTCACATCGTCCATAATGTTTCGTTGCTCATGGTAAAACCTTGTAGAGAATCCGACACCGTAAGCGTAATCGAAATTCGATTCATCGTTTTCGTCAAGTGCCGGAACAACGATAAATTTCGCTCTGTCACTATTGGCGTATTCTCGCTCAAGTCTACCGATTACATCGTGAACCGACCAGCGAGTAGCGATATGAAGTTCCTTACAATGGTCTCCGATTTTACGCTGTCTCAAGTCAGTAGTGTAGGTTTCCCACAACTTATCAAGTCGTTCCTTAGACAAAGCCACTTCAATACCCGATACTAAATCGTCACAGTAAAGTAGGGTTGCCGCACGATACAAACCAGCATTACCAGTACCGATAGAAGTAAATTCCAAGGTTTCAAAACGCTGTCTCTTGTCAATATCAATTCGACAATCCTTGGCGTTTGTATTTGCCACTTTGAGTGCCGGAAATACATCGTGCCACAGATAATCTCCGTCCTTTGCTAAGATTCTCAAACACTCATCATAAACACCTCGAATGAAAGCGTTAGAGTGAGAGCCTGTAAGCATTGGTTCATTCGGTAGTCTACCAGCAAGCCATGTCAGATAAAAAATAGCAAGAGTGGTTTTACCGCTACCGGGAGGGAGAGAGACCGCCAGCAAGTCCAGCTTATCGTCAGCGAGTTCCTGTAGTGCGTCTACAACCTGTTTCAGCACCTTTCTACGAGGTGGGTAAAACTTCTTATCGGGTTCTCTGTTCCACTCCACATATAACAAGTAGGAATCGAAATCATGTGGAGCGGCGGCAAGTAATACTCGCTTATGTAAATCAAAAAACTTATACATTTCTTTTGCGTCTGATAGAGAGGGGACAATTCTCTCTAAATCCTCAGACAGCAATTTCAAATATTTCACACCGAGCGAAACATCTGTTTTCATAGCTTCTTTGCACATATAATACAAATCTTCACAGGGTCTAAATTCCCCGGTTTTTGCCTGTGCGTGAATCTGTTTCAATAACTGTTCCATAATACCTCCTGTAAACAAAGAAAAGGTGCGTTACCGTTCTGAGATTTAACTCATTGCGATAACGCACCTTTCAAATTCATTCCATTATTTTATTTTTGATTTATATTTTCGTTTAGAGCCGGGAACATTGCACTTTTCAGTTCTGCGTTGAGCTTCCAGTAAATAACCGAAGAAACCTTTCGTTTTTCTCCTCGACCCGAACATAGATTTTCTACGAGCCATTATTGTTCCTCCGTTAAAGGAATCTCTACAGTTTCAGAACCCGGTATCTCCAAAGACACCGCAGAATCATCGTCCAACTCAAAGAACCATACCACATCAGCAGTTACACCGCTTTGAACACTTGCGTCACATTGAATGTAACCATTGGTTCTTTCTCCTGTAGGTACGATAGGAGGAAGCTCTACACCATTTTGATATGCTTTCACAGACACCCAGTCTGCCGGAATAGCACTTTCAGAGCTTCCATTCGTGTACTGCGTGTAGACAGCAATACAATCAAATTGTTCGGCTACTTCCATTCTTTCAGCCTTTTCATACACAACGGTATGTTCCGGCTCGCCGCTACAAGCAGTTAGTCCTAAGACCAATAGAGCGGCACATAAGGTAGTAAAAATCTTTTTCACACTCACACCTCCGTAGATAGGATAGGGGTGTGTACTCCTTTTACCCAGCCCATATCCCCATATTTGTAGTAACCCTCATAGAATTTCTTATTTGCAAGAATACTTCGGACAGTAGAGGGTTGAAATCTTTTGTCCTTTCGAGTGCGATACCCTTTGTTATGAAGAATCTCGCAAATATCAGCCAATGGTGTTCCTTTATCTCGCTCAGAAAATACGATTTCTACAATCGGGCGTTCTGCCGGATTGAGCAACAACACACCGTCTACCACATAATAACCATAAGGCTTGTTACCGCCGGAATAACCGCCGCATTTTGCTTTGAGAGAACGACCTTTGCCTGTACGCAAAGCAATGTTCTTTCGTTCCTGTTCTGCAACGAACATCAGAAGTGAGCGGTAGATATTGGCAAAATCGTCTCCCTCAGAGAAATGTTCCTGTGTAGAGAGTAAGGCTACATTTCGTTTCTCTAAGGTGTAGAAATAGTAGAAATACAGCTTCGTATCACGAGCGATTCTGTCATTCTTGAAAACAATAACTGCGTCGTGGGTAGGCAATAGCTCGGGCTGATAGAGAATCTTATCCAATTCCGGGCGATTATCTTTTGCACCGCTCATTACATCAATGAACCATTCTACAATTTCATAACCGTTTGAGCCAGCATAAGAGAGAATCGCCTGTCTTTGCACCTCAACACCGTATTTATCGTCCGCTGATTGTTCTTCTGTAGAAACTCGGATATATCCTATCGCTTTTTTCACAATACACCACCTCCCAAGTAGTTAAAGTAGTTCAAATCTTGATTTTGCGGTAAATTGCCCTTAATATGCGTGTATATAGTAAAAGTTACCGCAAAAACGACTTTTCCACTACTTTTACTACTTCTCACGCTTCACATAGGTTAATTCAATATCGTAACCAAGAGCTTCCAACATTTCAACAAAGGTTTTGTTCACGAGACCGTCTTTTTTCTTGATAATACGGTTCACATACTGACCTGTTGTGCCGATAGATTCGCCTACCTGTTGCTGGGTCATTCCGGCTTCGAGACATTTCACTTTTACATCGAGTTCGATATTATTTGTTACCATTTTAGATACCTCCTTGTTGTTTGTGATTAGAGTATAGCACGAGAGAGGGTAGAAGTCAATACAAATAGGATAATAAATTATCTTTTAATAAATAGCCTTTTTATAATTTTGGGGAATTTAAGCAACTCCCTCCCCAGGTTTCGGCTGGCGTATATCCCCCACCGGGGGACACGCCGCAAGCCCTCAGACAAGCCCCACAAGCCCCGGAAACAATACAACCCATACAAGAACACGCCCAACAAATAAACCAGCTTAAAACGACGCACACAAGCCCACACGATACCAGCCACACAACCGGGACACAATACACCAGCACCAGCACACAAGGAAAGCCCGGCAACGCTCCACAAGCTCCACCAACCGGAACAAATAGAACGCCGCCGGGCGTTTAATCTTGAATAAATTATACACGAACGCCGCCGGGGTAAATGTAAAAATAGGGCTGAAAAAATCAGCCCTATAATATTACTTATTCATTTTCATAACTTCCCATAATACGACAGCCGGAAAGATTAAAACTATACATAATGCAAACAATCTTTACACCTCCTTACAATGACAACAATTATGTTTCTTTGTTTGCTCCCAACATTCCAGCCCACGCCCGGCGTATATATCGCAATAATCGCAACCGTTCCATTTCGGCAAGGCTTGACAAATGTTTTTCTTGCCCTTGCGTGGGGTACGACTTAAATATAATTTTCTCAACCTTTCGGCATTTTCAAAATTTGTCATAATACAACCCCCCTTAAAGAACTGTAAAACGCTTGTAACTTGTTTCTTTGCTGTATTGCTGGAATACTTCCGGCAATTCTTTTTTAATTGCGGAACTGTCAAGGCGTGAGCTTGTGACCGTCTTAAAAGTAGCTTTTGCCGCTCCCTCTGTCATTGTCTCAGCGTCCCCCATAATAAGCAATATATTAGCTTTTATGCTGTCGTTCATCGCTTCCAGCTCCTCAATTAAACGCTTGTTTTCTCTGTATTCATTGCATAGCTTTTCAAATCTTTTCATTGTGCTACCTCCTCCAATTTATAAAAACCTTGCTTTATTGGTGTAATATTCCAATTTTTAGCCCACTTTTCCAACTCCTCCAAACATTCCAACACCGAACCCCGGAAAATATAAGGGTTTGAACCGTTCACAAATTCAAAATGAATTGCTATTTTTTCACGCTTTACATAAAAGGCAATATATAACCCGGTTTCACTGGTGCAATTATAATATGAAAAATTATTATATAACTTTTCAAATGTTTCTTGCTGTCCTTGTAAATAGATATTTTCCCATATACCCAAATTATAAAAATTGTTTTCCGGGTTCAGCTTGCAAGGAATGAAAAGCACATCAAACCCGGCACTATATAACTTTTTCGCTTTTATTTTGCTGATTCTTTCCAACTTGTCAAAATTGTATTTATTCATATTCTTACCCCCTCCAATTATTGCGGCGTGTGTCAAAAATACCGCTTGCGGTGTCCCCGGTGTCATTGGTGTAAAAGTAAATCATTTTCGCACCGTCCACATATTCAACAGCGAAACGCCTTGCATTTTCGATGATTTCTTTTTCACGATACCCGGCATTTAATAACAATGTTTCTTTTTTGAAAAACCAAAAACGGGCTACTTTTTTTGTTTCCTTAAATGGGCTTATTGTTGTTACTGTTGTCGGTAAGTAACCCGGGGCGTTATAACTGAACACCGCTCGACAGCTTGCACCCTTTCCGAAATTGTTAAAAAACGGAATTGATGTTATATAATTTGTGTAATACTCCGGCTTTACAATTTCATTTTCTATTGTATCCGGTTTGCTTTTCCAGCTTTTACCGCTTGCGGTTCTGCTAAATGTTTCAATAGTACGAAAAATCAAATAATTTTCGTTTGTGTACTCAAAATTTCTATAATCTCTTTTCATTGTGTTACCTCCTATATAATCTTATTTGTGTTGTTTCTTGTCCTTTCGTGATTATAATATAACACTCAAAAGATTACTTGTCAATACTTTTTCTATTATTTTTCAATCTTTTTTGTGTTATTTGATTATCTGAAAAGTGTTGTTTTCTATATAATAGGAAGAAACACAACCAACGCCGCACCAGCTCCACCAACAACCCCGGAACACCAAAACGGAAAACCGGGGGCTTTTTCTGCTGATTTTCTGTAAAAATTTGTACAAAAATACCGCCCCAGCACCCGGAAAGAGCCGGACGAAAGGGCGGTATAGTTGATAGTCGATAGTCGTTTGACAGTCGAAAGTCGAAAAGCTCCCGGAAAGTCGAAAGTCGTTAGTCGTTCGTGTCCTCGTCAGAGCTTTCGGAAGTCGTAAGTCGGTGCTGTTGGTCGGCGGCAATGTAGCGTTCTCTGATTTCATCAGCGTTATAGTCGTTGTCTGTCTGCTGGTTCGGTGTAAGCACATACTCGGTCTTATCTTGATAGCCATAGTTGTTCTTTCCAAGGAAGATACCAGCTACCGGGTTGACCTTGCCGGAGTTCATGTAGTTTTCCCATAAACTTTCGAGCAAAAAGTACGCCTTTTTTATGGTGTAGGTCACGTCCGGCGGCAACGTAGATTCATTTCCACGCCCACCTAATGGAGCGTCATGTGTAACAGCCCATAACCATTGTCTACTATGTCCATTCAATGCAATAGCCATACCTACCACCGTAGGCTTCACATCATACCTACCGTACAACTCAAAATACTCTGAAAGTCGTTTCTGAACCTCCTCAGCATTTTCCATGTCGATACTCGGCATATTCATAAGCTCAAGATTGATGTTAAGAAACTTCGCATTGTCTCCCGGTTCAAGGTTCAACCCATTAGTCCCAATCACAGGAGAGTTACCACCCCTCGGTTTTCCTTTCTTCTTTTTCGTAGTCGTAGGAGCTTTCTTCTCGGCTTTCTCAACAGGCAAAGTCGTAGCAGTCTCCTTGATTTCCTTACTGTCTGCTTCCGAAACAGTCTCCTCGCCTAACAGCTTATCTAAATCCAAACTCATTTTTGGTCTCCTTTCTTCTTATTCTTATTGCAGTAGTAAAAGTAGTTGAAAATCGGTTTTTGCGGTAAGTTTTATATATAGGTAATTTTCTATACAGAGGAAGTTACACGCAAAACCTTAATTTGAACTACTTTAACTACTTTCATAATAAGAATAATAATTGAATACAATATGATTACTTTTCAACACTTTTCGGACTATTTAACAAATGTCGTTTTTGATAATTTTTCAATCCGATTTGTGTTAAATGAATTTCTTAGTTTCGTAATAGTCAAAAGTTCTCTCGACCTTTACTTTTTCCAGCACCACAATACGATAGTCCTTACCGCATTTTCTCTTTACCCAAAAGTCGTGAGCGGCTTCTGCAAGAGAGCTGTATGTAAGCAATTTTGTCTTGCTTGTACGCTGGTGTGGAGGATAGAAGCGGTAGTCTGTACCATATACAAACTTACCTGTTCTGATATTCTGAATCGCATACATTCGCATTACCTCCCTCGATAGAATCTTTCAACTTTCTCTCGTAAGTTCTTGACGGTCGTTTTCAAGCCGAAGTTTTCTCGCTTCAACTTCTGAAATTCAAGCTCGATGATTTCCATTATCTTATCAAGTCGAGCTTCTGCGTCGTAACCGTCTCCGCAGATAAGAGGTCTTATTTTATCTCGCATGAGTTATTCCTCCTTAATACAATGCTCGTTGACCCATTCCATACCCGATACCAGCCATGAGAGAACCTTGCGTCCCTCTGAACGCTTACGATATTCTTCAATCTTTTCTCTGTTTTTCTGATACTCGACATTGATAAATACCGACTTTGTACAGTCTAACCATACGGGTGGCTGTGTCTGACCGCTGAGTACAGAGAGCCACACCTTACCGAAAATGAGAGCAGACAATCTTTGCTTCCAGCTAAGTTCCCAACAACTGATACATTGCTTACCGTCTGTAAAAATCCATAAGCTGGAACATTCTTCGTCAGTCATGCTATCCGGCTTAGATAAGTTCTTATTTGCTTGTGAGAATTTAATTGCTTTCATTGTCATTACCTCCCTTTTCAAAATCTTCGGGTGTTGGTTTGTTGAGAATACAGGCGTACCATTTATCGTATGGAGGACAAGTACACTCAAAGTCCGGGTCGTAAAAATCACAAGAGAGACATTTTTTATCAATCATCAGCCAGCACCTCCATGATTTTGTCCAGTAGAAACGATACATTCTCAATTTGAGTATCGCTTTTTCGGAAAAGAGAATCGTCTCTTTTCATTTCTCCAAGCTGATACAATTTATTAGAAATGTTTCCGGCACACTCAGCAATATGTGATTGATGTTTGACTTCCTTATCAATCTCGTAGAGCGGTTCTTTTCTGTCAATTTCTCTACCGTTTGTCATTACGATTTTAGTTCTCGCTGGTGTAATACGAGCTACAGTCATAGGTACGATTTTCTGATACCTAAAGCGTGTCCAGCCAATAGTGACAGGGAAAGGAACTCCCACTATATCTCCAACTTTAATATCTTCACGATTTAGTCTGTTCATCATTTATACCTCCATTCTCCGTCAAAAGTATCGTCAACAGGATAGGTTTTACCGCAATATTCACATACTAAATGCGAACAGGCTGTACGCTTTCTGCCAGTCTTGATACCTTTGTTTCTCTCGTATTCTGTAAACCATACAGGTTCGAGAGGGGCTTCACATTCACAAGTTCCATATATATTTTCCACCTCGACACCTCCTTAATCAGATAGTAAATTATCCAACCAATCGCTTTTGATTCCTTTGAAGATATGAGCTATAACATCAACTGTCCAGCCATTTCCAACAGCATGAAATCTCTTTTTTGGAGGAATACAATCTGTATAATTATCCGGCAAAGTTTGAAGTCGCTCTGCTTCGATAGGAGTAATGCTGTAAAATTTACCGTCTCCGTGGTCGATTATCAAACCAGTATTATTCCCATAATCTCCACAAAAACACCCTAAACATTTACTCGTTTCATCAAAGGTTTTGATTTTCGCTCGGACATTCTTTTGTATTTTTCTTCCGTCATATTCCGAAGAAAGATACTTTTCAACCTTATCTGTAATATCATAGTCAATTTTATCTTCAACAGGTTCGGCAATGTCTTTAATAGAAAAATGTTTCGGAGACCATTCTTTTACAGGTATATTTGTCCAGTATAGTCTCTTTCGATTTTGAGCTGAAAAATCAATACTATCAATGAATACAGGTTCAACACCCATAATTTTTGTGATAATATCTTTGTTTTTCTTACTCATAGAAGCGTTGTTTTCCAATAAAAAGTATTTCGGTTTGACTTCTTTTAAGGCTCTGACATATTCAAAGAATAGAATACTTTCGTCTCCCCAAAGCCCCTCGCCATTTCCCATTCCGCTTAGATTCTGACAAGGAGAACCACCTATCAAAAGGTCGAAACCCTCATATTGCGAAAAATCAGCGTCAACAACCGAACCCATCTGTTCAATCTGTGGATAATTCTTTTTGCTTACAGCTATTGCGTTATCATCTATCTCGTAGGCAATATAACGTTCGACAGGCAGTCTCTCTCTAACGCTATCATTCCACATGATATACCGTCGAATAAACTCAAAACTTTCATCGTTACATAACCTCCTTGAGCTTCAATCCCCAATAGATTACAAATCCGCTGGAAGTTGATTTTCTCTCGAACCATTCCGGGTGTCGTTCCATTTCGGAGTTGAACTTACGAGCTGACAGAACATAAGCCCCCTCAGATTTCGCCCATACTTTGAACTTTTGATACAGGTCTTTTGCTCTGACATTCACACCGTCGGCTTTCTCACAGCGATTCTCAAGGAACTGTAATACAAGGTCGTTATCACGCTCGTATTTACTTACTACCGCTTTAAGTTCATCACTCATAGTAAGCCCACGCTCTTTGTAGCGGATATACCCACGAACCAGCCACATGAAGATACCGCTCATACTGGACTGTTCACACAGCTCGTCTTTCAAGTGTGTGTCCTGTTCCTGTGGGGTAAAGTGCCTGTTAAATTCCACAACCTTGATACGCTCGGAAGCGAACAGGGATTTATCTGTTACCATAGGTAAGTCATTACAGGAAAGCCATAATGTAAACTGCGGCTTATAGGTAATAGCTGACTGGTACAATGCACGAGCTGAGATTTCCTCGCCGCCAGTAAGCTGTTTGATTTTTTCCTCATCCAGCTTACCGTATTCGTTACTCTCTGACATGGTAACGAACCTTTTACCTTTTAATCCGGCAAGAGTAGGGGAAGCGGCTTCTGCGTCTTTCTGACGGTCTCCTCGGCATATCATACCGACAGGAGCAACCTTGGCGTAATCTCCAAGCATTGTCTCAATCGTATTGAGTAAGGTCGATTTACCATTTCGAGTAGTTTTACCATGAAGAATAAACATACATTCCTCATTGCTCATACCCAACATGGAATATCCCAACGCTCTTTGTAAGAAGTCTGCCTTTTCTTTATCTCCCTGTGTGACCTCGTCAATGAATTTCTCCCAGCGTTCACATTTCACATCACGAGAAATCGTATGATTGAAAGCTGTTTGCATAGTGAGAAAGTCCTCGCAGTTATGTTCTCGGAAAGAATAATCTCTGAGGTCGTATGTACCATTGAGACAATTTATGAGATAAGGGTCATTATCGAACTGGACAGCAGAGATACGAAGTTCCCCGGTTGCGTCCTTTAAGATTCTGTCCCTCATGCGTCTATCGCCCATTTTATTGACGAAATTCGTATAGGATTTACGCAAATCATCGTCCTCGATTTCTCCACAGTAGAGAATCATCAAACGGACAAAATCTTTAATTTTTTCAGACACAAGGATTGTTCCCTCGTCCTTACGCCACGCACCCTCGTAGTAGGTGTACCAGCTCTTGTGTTCCGGGCAGTAGCGAGCTTCTTTGTTATAAAGAATACCGAACAGGTTTGCCATACCCATTTCAGACCATTCAAAGCCGGAGGAAGTCTCGTCCGCTTTTTCCGGGTGGTATTGTTTAATGAGATACATCTTTGAAGAAAGCTCCTCGTCCATGATGATACGCCCATTATGTAATTCAAATAATTCTTGCATTATTCGCCACCTCCCAGTAAGACCTCTGCCAGCTCCATGATTTCGTAGAGACAGTTAAGAACACTATTGAATCCGAACGAATGACCTTGTTCATAAGCATAATTCCAAACAGCTTGTGCCTGTTTTCGATTTATATTATGACCCACTTCGTACTGAATAGCTTTATAAATATCCTCAAGAATAGAATCTCTACGCTTGTTTTTCTCTGTGTTAAGGCGAGCAACTTCTTTCTGATAATTTTCATTGTTAATTGCCACCTGTTCTTTGTTCCATTTCACAGATTTATCTTCGTCAAAAACATAATTGCCGGGAACTCTTTTCAATCCAACTGGAACACACGACATTGAACTCATGTCGTTAAAATCGGACTGTAGTTCTTCCCAACTTTTTACAGTTACTTTTCCCATATTTACTACCTCGCCATTACCTTATTGAGAAGTTCCTCATACAAGCTCTTGTAGAGGTTTCTTTCAACAATAATCGGGGTTTCAACAGGTTCTTCCTCTCTCTCTATTACAGGTTCATGTGAGATACCAAGAGAAGCGAGAAGTCCCTCGTTGAGAACTTCCATTTCCTTATCGGTACAGGTGCGAACAAAAGTACCCAGTCTATCTTTAGAAATAGTACAGATATTCTCACAAATCGCAGTAGAGGGAACTCTACACAAAACCTCTTTATGTGTTGGCATATCTCTTTTTTCTTTCGTAGTTAGATAGACAACTTCAACTACTGTAGAATGTTCATTCAATTTGTCACTCGATACAATAACACCGGGTCTCCCAGCTTCGAGAGCTGGGTCTGTAGAATAGCATTTCGCATTTGATATATAATAAATATCTCCTCGCCTTACATCATTCATTACTTTTTACCTCCTAACGCTTTAATAGCACATTTCTGTTTATCCTCAATCCACCACGCACATTGTTCTTCAACACAGATAACAGGCTGTGTACCGATAGACACTTGACCGTTTTCTCCGATAACCGTATTAGTGGTAAGGAGAGGACATATCGTTTCTTTCTGATTCATTTTCCATTAACCTCCTGTATCTGCCGCAGTAACACTTTGAGGATTTGCATTTCAAAGCATAGCGGCACTCATTATGTAAAGGGCATTTCCGGCAGACACATTTCTTTTTACATATTTCACATCTTGTCTGCACAGTCTTACCTCCTTATAGTCTCAACTCGCCCCACAAGGGGGCGAGACTTTAAGATAAGAGAAAGACCGGGCGAACGCCACCAGAGGTAGAAGCGCGGCCGTAGCCCGCAATACCGCCGGCGCTGACATAGGCGAAATAGGAAGCGTAGTTCTTATGACGATTCATAAGCCAGTACCATTCCCAAGCACCCTCTTTTCCTTGGAAAGCGATACGATTTCTCTTTTTCTTCATAGGCTTCCAGCGTTTAGTGAGCTTGCTTTCTTCCTGTCCATAGACATTTTCTCCGAAGATTTCACACTCGGTAGGAATACGAAGCATATCTCCCTCAGCGTTTACAGCTACCATGCGGTCTTTGATTTCTTTCGGGAATCTATCAAGGATTTCTCCATTCAGAGCCTTACGCAAATCGGAAGTAGCATAGGAAATATCTTCTTCGTCCATATCGTCAATATCATTGAACATTGGATATTCCTTTGCGAGACAATCTACCAGCACAAACAGCATACCCTCGGGTGTCTGCTTAACTGCCATAGCCTGTACCTTTTCTCCGTCTGTCAGCTTAAATTTGATAATATCTCCAACCTCAAAGAGTTCCACATCAACTTTCATTGTTCTTTTAACTAACATATCTTTGTCCTCCTTACTGAACCTTAAATGTAATTTCATGTCCGGGATTCTCTTTAATGAGAGCCTTTTTCATATCATCAACAGTCATGTTGTTATCGAGTGCCGCTTGCACAACATCGACTAACTTTTTACCGTCCAAATACGCCCAAACTGTTTTTCTTTTAATTCTTCTCATAGTATTATCCTCCATGCAATCTTATTTAGATAATTTATTATCTCTTTGTGATTACAATATAACACATAAAGGATTACTTGTCAACGCAAAATTATTATTTTTAATCTTTTTTGTGTTGTTTTTATAACGACTTAGATAACTCCAAAAGTTCTTCTCGAAGCACCATGATTCTACGCTGGATAGCATTTTTACTTTCAAAATTTCTTACTTCACACCCCGGAATAGCAACACCTTTTTCTCCGGCGGCTTCAATGTAAGTAGAAACCGTACTGTGCAACTCATTTGAAAGTAGATGTATCAGCTCATTTCTGTTTGTTCTGTTCATCGTTTATACCTCGTTACGCTATTGCAAATTGTCCGAAGCTCGTTCCTATCAAGAGGGGGGTCACAAGCTACGGTATTGGCATACAATAATTCATCATAAATCTGTGACTTTGAGTAACCTTGATTGTGAAGCATACCAGCGAGAGAAGTAAGACAAATATTTCGGCTACCGTCCGGGATTCTTGGATAGACAGGTCTGAGCTTAACTCGACCGTCTACAATCGGTCCTTCCCATACAGGAGTGTAAATCTTATCCCTACCTATCAGAACTTTATCGGAACTATCCCGGGTCTCCGGGAAATACTTCTCTACAACATAGTCAATCGCTTCTTGATTCTCAATGATTTCACGATACAGCAAGGTATCGCCAGTCATAATGAAATATCGTGCCGCTTTGTAAATTTCCACTCCGGCAAGATTATTCTTTCCCTTAAAGGGGAGAGTTCCCCGAAGTAGTATGTGAAACCCTCTACCACTTCGGGATTTCTCTGTATAACTTTTGCACTTACCGACAATATCCGCACCGAGAACACTCATAAGACCGTCCTTGTCGTAACCATTATCAATGTCAATCCCAACATATCCGTTGTCGGCAAACACAAAACCACAGTAGTCATAATAACGATTTTCTACCATATCGAGAGCTGTCTTGAAGTCCGACCAAGTGTTAGGGTTGGTAGAGGAAGCGGCTTCGTTTTCCCATGCTTTCATAGGAACTTTACTGTTATCCGAAGCACACACCCATTGATTCAGATTTTTTAATTCTTCCGGGATATTATCGTAGTTTACCATTATAAAAGACCTCTCCTTTTTGCCACCTTACGCTCAAGCTCATTTATCAACTTCCAAACGGTGTCCTGTTTAATGCCTTTTTCTTTTGAAAGTCGATACACATTGTCCGGGATAGTATCGCCATTGCGGTAAATCTCAAGAAGCATAGCTCTTTCAGAATCTGTGAAAGTATCAAGAGCGTTTTTACACGCCAACCAGTTGTTTTTATCAGCGTCACTATGGAACTTTGGTTTTTCGTGTCTTGCGTAAAAACGCAGACAATGATTTACATATTCGGAATAGAATACTCTGCTCATTATTTGCCCCTCTTTCTGCCAGTAGAATTTTCTTTAATTTCTGTACCCTCGAAGTACCACTTCTTATCTACACAAATAGGGTAGTCCGGCTTATCAGATTCCACGATTGTACCTGTGTCGATAATGTGCTGTGCCGCTGATACCGACAATGAGTTTTTCACAAAATCATTACCAGTACGAAGTAGAGAATTTACTCTACCGTTCACATTTTTTAATTTATACATCTATTATCCCTCCTTGTTTTCTTGGAATTTAACACCGCAATACTCATAAACCAATTCTCGGTATTCCTCTAAAGTCATATCTCCCTCAACAAAGGCTTGGTATTCGTCTATGAGAGCGTCTGATAATTCCGGCAATCTTTTTCTCATACCCCAACCGTATTTATCGTGCATGACTTTAATAGGAATGGATAGAAGAAGTACCATTGCGGTGTCGATTGCTTTTTCTGTATCTTCTTGCCGCATACGAGTAATATCACTCTTTTTGACATTGATTACAGGTTCATTTACAACTGGAAGTCCCAGTTTTGCTCGCTTTCTTCGTTCAGCTCGATTCATTCTCTGACACCCTCTCTCAAAATATGAGAGCTCGGGAGAGTGAAAATCCAATCGCAGAACTCTCGCCATTCGTCCAGCTTATGAGCTTTACGCTGTTTCAACATATTTAACAGATTTTCATAGCTCATAGTAAGTGTTCGTTTCTGATTGTAAGAATCGGGCAACAACTGTACGAGACCTCTCCAATATCTTTTATCTTTTGTTTCCATGTATCTCTGTCTGAGCATTTCACAGTCTGCAATCACATTGATAAAACAATCCTCTAAATAAATGCCCTCATTGTTGATTTCAAAATCATCAATACTGAAATCAGAAAGTTCAATAGGCTTACTATGGATTTTGTGCATAGTAGACTGAGAATTAGCTGTCGTTCCCACCTTGTAAGTGTCAAACTCTTTCCACCAATAAATGGGAGCGGTAATGTCTACCGATACGAAAATCTGACGAAGAAACTTCCTGTGTTCTGAGCCGCCTTTAATCAACCGAGCCATGAGGTCGTAGTCATTCTGTCCAATTTCGTATGTCTTGAACTGTGAGCAATCATGTTCTTTCGGGTTACAAAATCCCTCACGCTCTACGATTCCGCATTTTCCACAATCAACAGCCGGATAGCTGTCTGAGCGTTCCCAGCTATTCATAGGATTTCTCATACCTCTTATAGCGTGTTCAAAACCCCACACATCGGCTTTCTCAAATTTAATCATAATCAATACCTCCGTTTCGCTTCGGACAAACTCGCCATATTACGAGCTTTCAAATCTTCATAGAAGTTTTCATTCGCATTTACTACCTTGTAGCAAGGTCGGTCTCCGAAGAATACACAATAGCAATCTGTCAAATTTTCGTGAATGACTGTGGTGTATTCTTTCGTCATGGCACAACCGCTCATAGCTGGGCTACCGTCCGATGTGACATCAAACCCGGTACAAGTGCTACCCCAAACCTGTGAAAATACCTCAATATCGAAGTCCACATGAGATAGGAGCTTTGTTGTTTTAGCCTTTTCCTGTAAGGCGGCGATAAACCCCTTGTCGTGTGCGAGTAAGTCCTGTGCTTTATAAAGCAAAAGCTCTAAGTTCGGCGGTGTAGGATTGTAGTAACCCATAGTTACACCCCCTTGATACGAGCCGCTATCATATCTGCTGTATGAGTGTAGAGAACATTCGGATAAAGTGTGCAAGCTCTACCATAGCTGTTCCAATTTTCCTTATTGTCAAATGCTCCCATGTGCCACCTAATACAGTAGAGTTCTTCCTCTGTCAGTTCAATCAATCGCTGTGCGATAATTACTGACTTCTCCCCATGACCGGGAAGAATGGTAGCATTGTTATATTCCCAATGTTCATCGTCTGTGCGTATGTAATTATCCAGTTTGCACAAATCATGGAACATTCCTACAATGTAAGGACTTCTTTCTAACTGCCAGTTAAGTCCCAGCTTTTCGGTCATATCTGCCAATGCTTTCGTCACTTCGTAAGAGTGGTCGAATAAAGCACCGTCATATTGTCCATGATGATGTATGGAAGCTGGTTTATCGAAATATCCCATGTCCTATAATTTGAGCGTAACCTCTTGAGGGACATATTCGCTCATAAGCTCCATAAATCTATCTATTCTTTGAATATCCATTGTTTACTCCTCTCCATGAGGGCAACTACAACAATCATTCATGCTTGCCCCGAAGCAACCCTCACATGAATCTTTTTCCGAAAGCTCCACATACTTATTTAAGTACCAAATCGCTTTCTTCATATCTTCGATACCATTCTTGCGTTTTGCTCGATACAGGTATTTGAAAGCATTACATTGACAGAAATTCTTTACAGCTTCGATACCTTGGGTTTCTATCATTACCTCAATGCACTCAAAATTACCTGTTTCATAATGAGCTGGGTGGTTTACATTATCTGCCATACAGCACACCTCCTATAAAGCCCGGGAGAGTTACCCCTCCCGGTTGCTGTAATTTATCCCAACAAAGCGTCAAGGTCTAAACCTTTCGCTGGTGCTGGTGTGCTTGCCTGTTTCGGTGCGGCGGCTGGTTTTGCTACATTTCCTCCACGCCCGATTGTCAATGCACGAGCTACTGGTTCGGTATCGAAACCGTCTGCCGGAGATTTATCTCCAAGGTTGGCGAAAGTAACTTCTTTGTTCGGGTCTTTATTTGACGGAACTTTTGTATGAACAACTTCCGCTTTAATGTAATGGTTGATAAGTTCTTCCGGGTCTACATCTTCAAGGGCATAATCGCCCATAGCAGTTTTGGCGAAATAAGAGAAAGCGTTCAAAGCCTTTTCGTTATATTCGTCGTTTGCGTCTTTAATAGAGAAACACTCTGTGTGGGTAGCCCCCTGTGCATTGACGAGTTTTACCTCAATTCTTCCGAAATCCTCGTCATAGGTTGCGTCATAAATGCGGAATACATATTCTCCCTCCGGGATAATTACAAAACCGCTTGTCATAGGTATTCTTGCCATTTTATTTGTCCTCCTTATTCTGCATATTCAGCCGGGAAAATAATACCGATAGTAACTGGTTCTTCACTTGCCAGCGTAGGATAATTCTTAATCACAAGGGCTTTACCCTCGCTTGTTTCTTCCACAGCATTGATTTTTACATACATTTCTACATAGTCTTTACGCTCAATAAGAGAGTAATCTGTATTGGTAATGCCAACTTTGTTCATACCATTTTCGGTAGCATAGATTCTGATACAATCTTTGATAGCACCGTCAGCATAAGGCATGATTGCTTTGTACAGTTCGCAAGGGTCTGTGAAACTGTCATAGTTAATGACCTTTTCGACACTCTCCGGCATAGGAAGAATATCGCTTGCTGTAATACTGCGAATGTTATCGGGAATCTTCATAAATACATTTTCAAAGCCGAGCCAGCGTTCTTCATTCTTCCGAACATAGATAACACCGTCAGAGCCGAGTGATTTTACAAACTTCTGAAATTTCATAATCAATGTCCTCCTTATAAATCAAATTCATCAAATCTCTTGCGAAAACTCTTAGTAGTTTTGTGTGTAGAAACAATTCCGACAATCAGCAAAAATACATAAAGTACGATTGCGATAATTTCCGGCAAAAATACTACCCACCAAGACCAAGAAACAATCCCGAAAACCTTTAAGAGTACGAAAACAATAGTTAAAATTTCTGTGAAACCCATAATCATATCCTCCTTATTTAACCGTCATGCGGTACTGTTCTGATTTTTTCTGATACTTGTCAAGAAGTCCGTCTGCTTTCAGAGCGTCCTTATCAATGGAAGTCGTCTCAGAACGAGATACTGTCCATGTGTAAGCAGAACCTTTAACCTCAACCTTTTTATCTCCCTCTCGGAACTGCTTCATAGCGTGTTCCTTGATAATGTCATTGATTTTTTTAAGACGCTTTTCTTTGTCAGAGGTAGAAGCGGCTACTTCGTCCAGCTCCTTTTTCAAGCTCTCTGCTTCGGTAATCAATGCTTCAATATCTGTTTCGGGAGCAAGAGTGTTAGTACGAAGTGCTTTAAGAATCTCAGCGTCTTTCTTCTCGTCGTATTCCGGGGAGATACCAGTATCTACATAGTCAGACCACCATTTTTCGACCTGTGCCACCTTATCTGCAAAATTCGGGTAACGCTCAGAAACCTTGAACTCAACAGTAATGGTGTTCTTGATATTCGGAGTGTACTTATCCGGCTCGGAATAATCTTTTTCTTCAAGGAATGAAGCAACCATGATTACATCGTCAACCCCTAACAGGTAAGCATATAAAGCCGCCTGTAATGCGTAATACTCGGGAGCGTCATTTTGCCAGTCCTCAATACGCTTTGTGGTTTTCATTTCCAGTACGGTATCAACTACACCGTCCTCATTCACTCCAAGGTAGTCCCACATACCGCCGAGGTGTGCATTTTCCGGGAAGAAATCTCCCCAAGTTTTATTGAAGTAGTCAGCACCGTAACGGTCAGTAGGAGTAATCAAATCCATACCGTAAGACTTCTTCATATAATCAGCCTGTTTCGGCTCGATTGTCTTACCAGCGATAGTGTAAATTGTGTCCTCGAAAGGAAGTTCAAAGGTTTTAGTAATCGCACACCACATTTCAAATGGGGTAGACCAAGGATTCAGTCCAAGGATTGTAGCGAAACGAGTACCTGTGATTTTCTTAGTTCTTTTCGGAGGGGTAATCTGAATACGATTACCCTCAAGCCATTTAAGGTCTGCCATTATTTCTGTACCTCCTCTAACATCGTTGTGATTCTCTCAATCATGGCTTCGCAATCAGCCTTGGAGATTACTGTAAAGCCCTGTGTCTCAACTGCAATTTTCGCAATCAATTCTTCCTTGCTTGGGTCAGCGTCTTTCAGCTTTTTAAGAACCGCTTTCAAGCCTTTAATCTGCAACGAAGTAGCATTGTCTGTAGGAGCTGTCAGATTTTCCTTTACTTCCTGTCTCTGCTGAGGTGTAGCTGGTGCTTTCGGTGCTTCTACCGGAGCAGTAGGAGCTTCCTGTTTACCAAGATTTGCGTCGATAGAATCACTTTCGCAAATATCAAGTGCCAACATATACAGATAGCGTCTCATGTAAGTGATAGAAGAACCGAGAGCCTGCATTTCATTTGTAGCCTGTTTTCCAGCATTGCTTACGATAGGAGCAATCTGATTGAACGGAGCGATAAATGCTACGCTGTCCTCCGGGTTATCTGTATTTACGATTGTCATAGTGGCTGTATCGGCTGTGAAATTCACAATCGGAATCAAACCAACCGTAGCGAAGATACGAATAGCAGTAGGAACAATATCGTCCAACTCGAAGTATTTGAATGACAGGTGCATATTCTTACCTGTTTTTGATACATCAGAGTTAAGGAACTGTTCTCTTGCCTTAATGAGTTTCTGATAAACATTTTCAATTTTTGTAGCTGTTGCCATTTTCTTAGTCCTCCTTGTTGACTTTTTTCTTTCCGGCTTTATGCCTTTGAAGTCGTTCACACGCTTCTTTGCCATTTCGATATAGAAAGTTTTATCTACATCTTCAATGGTTAAATGATTGTCGTTGTCGATGATACAATGGTCGGGAAGCATTTCTATTTTCGCTTCTGAATCGTCCTCTGCTTTGACCTTATACAGCTTTCCATATTTCGTATCAGCGGTAGCGTAAACCCTGTTTACTTTTTGAACAGGCTCTTTCGTATTGCCTACGACATGATAGGCTTCACGATATTTTGCTCCGGCTTTCGCTATAATCTGAAACTGGAAAATATCATCACAACTGTTGATTGTGTCCTCTACAGGTGTACCATTGACGAAAAACTCTTTCAGAGCAGTAGCAACGATACAACATGAGTTATTGATGTTGAACGCCCCAACTGTAGAGACACCTTTCACAAGGTAGCCGCCTTTGGCTTTCGATTTACCTCCGGGTTGTACCTCGACATAGTTATTTACATCTTTCTGAGCAATCTTTACGACTGAATCCTCCTCAAGCTCAAAACCTGTACGATGTTGCCATTCGTCGCAAATTTCATTCAGCTTTTCGAGGTCTGATTCGTCACATTCGACCATGATACCGTCAGTATTGAGCTGTACGATTTTCAATCCCGGAATGTCTTTGTAAAGGTGCTGTGCCAGTTCCATAAGGAACAACTGTCCTGTAATACAAACCGAGCGTCCCATGAGTGGGTCGAAAAGGTCATTGTATTTATTCAGCAATGCACCGTAGGTCGTATTGACTACCAGTTTTAGAGCGTTTGCTGTGGCTTTATCGCCGCTTGCTTTTGCTTTCATACGAGTTTCCAACACATTCTCGAATACTTCCGCAGACGGAATATTTCGTGAAGTGTACCCACACAATGTCATAAGGTGTGGATAATAACTCGCTACATCTTTATTTTTGATTCGTCGAGTACCTGTTTCTTCAAAGAAATAGTTCGGGATAGCGGCGTGTATTCCACCATACCCAACCACCCCGGGACAATCGCCTATCTTAAATTCCAGCTTTCCGCTGAAAATTTCTTTGTCCGATAAAGAATCGTCATACATCTTATCGAAGAAAGCGAACACTTCCGGCGGTATGTACTCACGCTTCAAATTTTCCGGGTATTTATACTGTCGTTCATCGTCGTGTGGCTTCTTGCTTGCTTTAAGCATTGCCGCTGTCAGCTTGGCATTTGTCATACCCATAGCCTTTGTGTCGGAAAGTCCAGCCAATCGCCCGATATGGACTTTGTTCTTGAGGTAGTCCTTGCGAATGTCAATCAGCATTTCCGTCGTATCAACATCGTGGTCGCAGTAAAACTCTGTCTCTGCTTTTTCCTCCTCAGTCAGAGGACGGTCAATATCGAAAGGTACGGTACTTTCTTGCACATTGATACCTAAGTGACCCTCGATAGCTTTAAGGCTTAAACCCATTTGCATATCATCTTTTATATCCACATTGTTGAAGTTGAAATAGAAATCCCGAAGCATAGGACATTCCCAACCTTGACCGCCACCGATGATGAAATCGTTGACTTTCTTTATATCTTGTGGGGTGTACCCGGCGGCAATCGCTTTGATAATGAACTGGTCGTAATGCTTACTGTTGAATCCGATGTAAACATTTTCGCTGTCCAAACAGGCGAGAAGTGCTTCGTTATCGTTCCATATACGAGTTCTCGTACCTGTTTCTTTATCTTTGAAACACACTAACCAGTCATAGGCGAACACCTCACAGTCATAACTAATTAGACCCAAATTTACACCTCCTACTCTACGAAATAGCAACCGTTCTTTCGGTAGGTCGTACATCGTTTTTTATACGATTTGACAAGATAGCCTATATCGTCCACGAAGTCATACGCTATCGGGTCAGCTTTTCCCTCAAAGGTACGAGCTATTCGCCCGATACTCTGTGTTACAACCGCATAATCTTTCTGTGGCGTTGTGAGATACAATCGTTCCAATCGAGGAACATCTAACCCCTCTTTAGCGAGAGAGTAAGTAGCAAAGAGATATTTCTTCTTGCCGCTCCTCATATCTTCGAGGGCTTGTTCTCGTTTAGCCTTGCCAGTCTTGCTTGTCATTTTTCCGCTTATCATCACAGCGTCTTTTCTCATATCAGCCGGAAGCAATCTCATAAGTTCCTCAAGGTGGTTGAGCCTGTCTGATAAAATAAGAGACGGTCTGCGTTCGATAGAATCAGCAATCAGCTTGTTTCTTGCGGTATTTTCGGTAAGGTAGGTAATCAATTTCGCATAATTCAGCGTTCCGTCTGTATTCAGAGCTTCTCGGCTGATTTTCAATCCTGTATTTACAGGAGCGATACCTACTTTCATAATTTTGTCTGCTACCGCTTCATCGGGTACTTTATAAGCAACTTCTCCAACTAAAGCATAGGTAGCTTGAATCATACCGTCAGAGCGGTGTACCGTTGCCGACAGCCCATATTTGTGTCTCGCCGATAGACTGTTTAATACTTTCTGATACTGCGTGACTGCGGTAGGACTGCCGCTGACCCTGTGTACTTCGTCTGTGATAATGCAATCCCAGTAATCTTTATACTGAGCCAAATCCAGCTTACACATGGTCTGAATTGTTGCGAATGTGATACCTTTTCCGAGATTTACCTTTCCCTCTGTGATAGTACCCATGAGTGATTTACTCATGTACCTTTCAGCTCGTTCCTTACTCTGTTTGATAAGGTCGAGAGTGTGACACAACCACAATGTACGCCGACCGAGCCTTGCGGCAAGAGCGATACCCATTTGAGTTTTACCGCTTCCGGCGGCACTCTGTAAGATACCGTATTTAGCGTCTACCATAGCCTGTACAGCGGTTTCTTGGTAATCATAGAGTGGAACATCAGTCTCATAATTTACAGCCACAGGAGGGGCAAATACGCTCTCAAAGGTGGCATTGTCTGTAACCTCTTTCGGCAACATACGAAGTACCCCAAAAGGCAGTACCAATTCGTCTCCTCGAGTTTCATAAAGATGTAAAACTCTCGGTGTATTACCCAGCCAAAAATTCATACGAGCTTTCTTGGCGTATTCCGGGTTCGGAATAGATAAATTTTTATTGCACCAAATCAACATTTCGTCTGTTGGTTCTGTCACAGTTAAGGTGTTAGATACGCTTATGTGCATAACTCAATCCACCTTTCCAATGACACTCCATACTCTCGAATGTCATTTGTATTTAAGGTTGATTTTTCATAGGACAAAGCCACGAGCGAGAAATGAGGTATCATTACGATTTCGTTCTCACTTACTTTCAATGCGAACCAACCCTCGTCATTGCCGCACATTTTCCATAATTCCATAGAAAGGTGCTGGTTTTCTTCTACTCGTGAGAGAGGGAACTTTCCTCTCGAACAAACCTTACAATCAATGAGATAAGGTGTTTTGTGCTTAACCGCTATTACATCTGCTGGTTGTCCGGCGGCGTTCTGTGCGAGATTGTGAGACCAAAAACCATGTTTGAAAAGAATCTCACAAAGTTCAGCTTCAAAGGTGTTACCTAACTTCTTATTAGTAGCCATTGATTTTCAACACCTCCTCGATTTCCTCTGCAATCGCTGAATCATTTATGTAACTGCTTAATTCACGAATACATTCGGAAAGCTGTTCGATTTGCTCATGGTAATGGTTCGCACATTCGCTTCCCATATACTTGTCTATCAAATCCTCGAAATCTCTTGATGATAGAATAGTTTCCGGTCTACCATTACCCATTGTCAGCATTTTCGGCATGGTCTTTTACCTCCTTTTCGTAATCAGACATAAGCTCTAAAATCGCTTTGCTGTACGATGTGGAAGTGATACCGTTGTCCCATGCTTTTCTTGCACCGTAATCTCCCATGTTATAAGCCATAAGAGCTTTTCCATAATCGCCCTCATACTTCTCGATGTACGAACCGATAATCTTAATGCCGCAGAACACATTTTGATATGGATTTAGCATATCTGCCGCTCTGTATTCTTCTTTCAGCATTTCGTGATTGATTTTATTGATTTGCATAAGACCGTAATCATCGGTACTTCCTATAGCGTCTTGGTTGAAATCACTTTCACGCTCAATCATTGCCATTACCAGCGTAACCGGGACGTTTTCATCAACACACACCTCATAGATATATCTCTGTAAACTATGTGAAAGAGGTACATCGAAATAAGTTATGTCTTTGACTTCCGGGAGCTTTTCGGAATCGTATGTCGGCACTTCGACGGTTTCTGTGATAGTTTCGATTTTCTTAGGAGCTGTAAATCGTCCTGTCAGAAAACCTACAGTAGCACCAATCAGTACCAGTATTACGATGATTGCATAAGCCTGTATCACAACGAGCTTGTGTTTATTGATTTTTCTTTTTCCTCTACATTGCGTAGCCATTTTTGATACTCCTCCTCATTTTCCGGGTTCTCATAAAACGCTGTTATGATACCCACCAACGGACTTGCGAGGTTTTGAACCTGTTCGTCAGACAGATTCATTCTCTTTTTCCTTTACGATTTTCTCGCACTCTGCGAGAATCTGCTTCGCCTTGGGATATGTGTAAACCCCTCGAAGAATACTTGATAACATAGGCGGCTGTACTTCGTAACCTCGCTCACGCAGTAGCATAATCATGTCCACCTGTGTCATTCCTAAATCAGCCATTCTCGACTTAATGTTGCTCACTTGTTTTTCCTCCTTTCGCAGTTCTCGAAATCGGAATTTATATTGACAAAAAGACGAATTATTGTTATTATTCTTATAAGACTAAAGATAATTTTTGCTTCTCAAAAATGCCAGTTTTCGAGAGGTTGTCTTTCTTATTGTCAATTCGTGTTTTCCGAACTTCATGTTCTTATTCTAATTCTTATTATGCGAATTGTCAATAGTTAAATTCGTTTTTTGCGAATTATTTTTTTTAAGGAGGTGCTTCGCATGACATTTCGAGAGAATTTGAATAGGGTTTGCAAAGAAAAAGGAACGAACCTCACACGAGTTTGTAAAGACCTTGGCATTTCCACTTCCAAGGTAACTGCAATCAACAAAGGCTCAATCCCCTCAGAAGAAATGCTTTTAGATTTTGCGAAATATCTGAATTGTTCAGTAATGGATTTCTTCGCTGACGATAGACCTCTCATTGAAGTTACTCCGGCTGACGAGGACGAAAACGAATTGATAAACGGTTATAGAAATATGTCGAGACAACAGAAGCATAGACTTATGGCGTATTTCTATAAGCTACAAGAGCTTGATAACGAGGATAAATAATTGGAGGTGGTACTATCAAAGCGGTAATCTACGCTCGATATTCGAGCCATAACCAAAGAGAAGAATCCATTGAGGGTCAGCTTCGAGAGTGCCATGAGTTCGCATTGAAGAATAACTTCTCAGTAGTGGACGAATATATTGACCGAGCCATATCCGGCAAGACGGATAATCGCCCCAGCTTCCAAAGATTGATAAAAGATAGCGAAAAAGGTCATTTCGACGCTGTGATAATGTACACGCTTGACCGTTTCGCTCGTAACAGATATGATTCAGCAGTTTACAAAGCGAAACTGAAAAGAAATGGTGTAAGGGTCTTTTATGCAAAACAGCCCATGCCGGACACGCCGGAGGGTATCATATTGGAATCTGTTCTCGAGGGCTACGCAGAATACTACAGCGAAAACCTCGCCCGAAGTATCAAGCGAGGTCTCAAAGAAAATGCTTTACATGGTATTGCTATGGGTAGTGCGTGTCTCGGATATAAAATAGGCGAGGACAGAAAGTATGAGATTGAACCTGTCGGTGCAAAAGCTGTACAGTCTATCTTTCAAATGTACGCCGAGGGAAAATCGAAAACTCAAATTGTAAATTGGCTAAATGAACAGGGTTTTAAGACTTCCCGGGGAAATGCTTTCAACAAAAACAGTTTGAGTAGAATTTTAAGAAATGACAAATACATTGGTGTTTATCGTTTCGATGATGTAGTTATAGAGGACGCTATACCGCCTATAATCGACAAATCGTTGTTCGATAGGGTACAGGCTACCTTTAAGCATAATTATGCCGCACGAGCCAAAAACAAAGCCAAAGAGGACTATTTATTATCAACAAAGCTGTTCTGTGGTAAATGCGGAAATCCTATGATTGGAGAAAGTGGTACTTCTAAGACTGGGAAAGTTCATCATTACTACAAATGTGCCGGAAGAAAGAGACAAAAGAATTGCGACAAAGCAACCGAAAAGAAAGAATGGATTGAAAAGCTGGTCGTAAAATTTACGGTGCAATATGTTCTTACTGACGAGAACATCGAAAAGATTGCAACAAAGGCTATGGAGCTTATCAATAAGGAAATGGAGGACACCTCTGTTCTTATTGGCTTACAGGGTGCTTTGCGTGAAACAAATAAAAAATTGAAAAACTTAATGAACGCAATCGAGCAAGGTATTATTACACCTACTACAAAAGATAGGCTCGAAGAATTGGAACAGGAACGACTTGACCTTGAGGGGCAGATTGCTCGTGAAGAAATGAAAAAGCCGCTCCTGTCGAAAGAGCGTATCATGTACTGGCTCATTTCGTTCAAGAGCGGCGATATAAACGATGTTGAATATCAGCAGAGAATCATTGACACGCTGGTAAATTCCATATTCGTTTACGATAACGACGATGGTGGTCGCAGAATTGTACTGACATTCAATGTTTCGGGGAATAACACCCTCACTATCACGAGTTCGGATATTGAGGGCATAACTCCACTTTAAAAACGTTCTGATTCGGTAACGGGTCAGGGCGTTTTTTCAAAAATG